AGTCCCAGCCCTCCCGCACACCCGGAAGTACTTCTCCAGGTCCGGCCGGGGCCAGGGGCTTGGGCGGCGCATCCAGGATGGTGAGGCCCTGCCGGTTGACGGCCTCCTCCGACAGCGCGAAGGCCCGGCACTGGCATCCCCAGTCGCAAGGGGGGTAATGCGCAGACCAGAAGGGATCCGAGGCCTTGAGGATCATGCCGTGCCAAGCTAGATGCTGTGGACGTGGATGAATGCTGTCGCCGTGGCGCCACTCCCAGTAGGGATTGCGGTCCAGAAAGGCCGGTTCGGTCTGCTGGGCATAGCGGCCCGCGGAATAGGCCGTGCGGATGTTCGTATCGAAGATGACCTTGGAGCGCCAGGCAGCGGATCCCGTGTGCTCCCAGCCATGGCGTTCCACGATCTGCTGGAACTCCTTGCGGAACGTTTCCAGGGTGATGCCATTGGCGATCGCCTGGTCTACGGCCTCCCGGAGGTCGGCCAGCAGCTCGGCCTTGGTGGCGCCCGCCACGACGAAGGCACGGTCATGCTCGTTCTTCTGGATATCGCGCCAGGTAGCCGTGGGCAGGTTCACCTTGCGCCGGAAGAACTTGACGGCCGCATCGAACGGCAGGGCCTTGGAGGAGGCTGTCACGGCCTACTTCCCCGCCAGCACGTCGAACCGCCCCGCCAGGGCGGCCACCAGGAAGGCCTGCTCCAGCAGTTCGGAGAAGGCCGTGGCATCCAGCTCCGGATACATCTGATCTAGCTTCTCCCGCAGCTCGTGGAGATCTCCAGATTCGTCCACTGCTTGGCGGATGGGCTTCAGCAGGGTTTCCATGGCCTTGCCGGAACGGGCCAGCGCCGTCTGCGAGAGCTTCGATGCGCTGTCCTGATCTGCGCCTTCGGCAAAGGCTTGGCTCGGCGCCTGGTTTGGCGTGGCCTGGGGGAATGGGGCCTGCAGAGGAGGCTTGGGCGTGGCTTTCTTCTTCCACCCCTGCCCATATTTCTCCTGGATCCACGCTTCCTCAGGCTCGAAGCCCATCCCGAAAACGATCTCGTCCTTCTCAGCCTCAGCCTTGAGATCCACGGCCTCCTGGACCTTCCGCCACACCCGGGGGACGCCCGCTCCGGGGAAGTGCAGCTCTGTCAGCCAAGTCAGCAGGCTGTCGTGGAGCGACGCGGAAAGGAGATCCGAATCGGATCGGACCAGTTCCAACCGCACCTCGTTGTGGGTCTTGGAGGCGGCGTAGCTCCCCGCGTTGCCCAGGGTGGTCGTCAAGGTCTCACCCAGGACGGCCTTGGAGATTTCCTCGTCCATGTAGCGCACCAGGCGCTCGTAGGTGTCGATGGAGCCGCTCCGGGCTGCCTCCAGCAGCTCGATCTGGGTTTCCAGGGGCGCGATGATGGCCGTTTCCTGGGCTAGGTCGCCCAGAGTCTGGAGGAGGGCGTTCTGCTTGTCTACGGGCATGCCCTCGGGATACTTCCCGATGGCCGTGGGGGAGCCGAACTTCTCGGCGAAAACCAGCCAGAAGCTAATGCCCTGGCGCTTGAAGAAGGTTGGCCAGAAGAGCTTGGACCCGAGCCCCAGCCCGTAGGGGTTGCCATCCTTGGCCCCGAATCGGTGGACGATGAACTTGCGGTCGGGCAGTTCCTCGCCGGGGAGCATGTTCTGGAGCGTGATGAGCCGGGGGCGGCTCTCAGCGTCGAACACAAAGCGGCGCTGGTCGCGCATGACGACCTTGTCCGGAGTCCAGGTGGCGGGGTTCCAGAGCACCTCCCCGACGGCATAGCCCTTCAGGAGCGCGTCCATGAGCCCTACGCAGAGGCCATCGAAGTCCATGGCCTTCAGGATGGCCCCGATGCCTTCGGCCGCCTTCCGGTCACGGTAGGAGGAACTGGCGGGCTCCATCTCCCAGGGGAAGGAGATCACCGCGAACTTGCGCTTCTGGATGACCGAGTAGGCATGGCAGTCCCGCTCAATCTCGTCGTAGATCTTGAGCCCATGGATGGTGCCGCCCTTGGAGATCAAAACCTCGTCGGACGGGCGCATGAGACCCATGTAGAGGATGTGGAAGGGATCTCGATCTGCGCCAGCGATGACCGTGGTGAGCTGCTGCTTGGTGGCGTCCATGACTACCCCGTGAATGCGGAAAGGCGTGAGGAGGTGCGGCGGTGGCCGCTGGTTCGGGGCATCGACCCGGCCTGGCCAGCGGTGGCCAGCTTCCAGAGCATTTCCAGGGCATCTGGCCCATCGTCGTGGTCGGCCATGGGCCAATGGCGCAGCTGCTCCAGCAGAGTCGTAAGGCGAGGGTGGAAACGGATGAGGCCGTTGGCCACATGGGGCTGGAGGCTCTCGATGCGCAGATCCTTGTCGGCGTGAGGCGTGATGGGGCGGGCCGGGACGTGGATGGAGCGGGCCGCGGAGCGTTTGACCAGCTCCGTCCGGAAGAACTCCTGGAACTGGACGGCTTCTACCGCCCAGACCAGGCAGCGGTATTTGGCATGAAAGGCAATCACGTCTTCGATGATCTTGTCGGGCAGGCGCTTGGCGATGCTGGCCTCGACGATATCGAGGATCCCGTGCTCGCGGTCGTAGCCGCCTATCAGGATGGCGGAGGGATCCCTTCCCTGGCCGCGCTTGCCCAGGCTCGGATCCACGGCCCCGTAGTAGATCCAGCGGGACAACTCCTCCACCCAGAAGATCACCTTCCCAAAGGGGGCATCGTCGCTGTTGATGGGGTCGTTTTGGAGTTCGGAGTCGAAGGCCGCGTGACCGTCCCGGGCCCGAATGGCCATGAGCTTTTTGAGAGGCCGCATGGCAGGCCAGCTCACGATGGATCCGCGCTCCATCTCCGCCCGTCGCTCGTGGAAGAAGGCATCGGCAGAGGCTTCACCCTGGTTGAGGTAGATCTCCTCCCAGCGGTCCCAGAGGTCCATCCGGGCGGGCCATTCCACGATGGCCCGGAAGGTTCGGCTCTCCCAGAAGGGATTCTTGAGGAGGCGGGCCAGCAACGAATCGTAGTGGAGCACCGTGCCGATCACCACCACGTCGAGGCTGTCATCGGCCATGCCCAGCTTGAGCACGGCCTTCTTCAGCCAGGATTCCAGCTTGTCCCGTTGCTCCGGGCTACGCACGTTCTCGTCGTTCTCCAGGTCATCGCAAATGACCAGGTCGGGGCGATAGGGGCCGTGGCGCAGACCGCGCATGCGCTTGCCGCTGCCGAATGCCTGGATCTTAACGCCGTTGGCCGTGACGATGACGCCCGCCTGCCATACCCGCCCCGGCCCACAGGCTTCCGGGAAGTCCATGGCCAAGCGAGGATTTGCCTCCAGTTCGGCCTTGATCGCCTCCAACATGGTGGCGGCCTGGTCAAAGGCATCCATGATGATCGGAATGTAGTGCCTTAGCCCGTGGGCTATGCACCAGAGCACGAAGATCTGGGTGGTGAGGGTGGACTTGGCCTCGCCGCGAGGTGCCGCGAGGGCCAGCTTGGCGCCCGCTTTGGCGCGGGCCAGTCTCGGCAGCCGCTCGTAGAGGTAGTCGTGGAGAAGGCTCGGGTCTGACTGGATGTAGTGCGGGAAGTAGGTCTTTGCGAAGAAGTCCAGCTTCTCTGCCTGTTCACGGCGTTTGGCTTGAATCTTCGGGTCCGGGTCGAACCCTTCCACCCGGGCCTCGATGTCCCGCCGGAAGCCCTCCGCGATGTCCCGCAGGCCATCCAGGAACTCCCGCTTGGTGAGCTTCGCCTTAACCATAGAGGCCCACCAGTTCTTCGCCGAAGGGCTCCAGCACCTCCAGGAGGGGCCCCGAATGCTGGGGGAAGCGCTCCCGCACGAACTTGCCGAGCAGCTGCAGCACCTCGCTGGCGACCGCCAGCCGGTTCAGCTCTGGGGCGGAGCGCTGGATGGCCTTGGTGGTCTTGGTGTAGGCATCCGCCAGACGACTGATCGCCTCGGCCTTCTCCAGGGGCTCCAGCTCACCATCCTTCAACTCGGTCATCGTGCTCTGGAAAAGCCGCAGGAACCCCTCCAGCACGATCTGGCCAACGGCTTCGGCACCCTCTCCCGCCAGCATGGATGCGGCCCGAGCCCGGTCCCAGTCATCGCCCCGGGCCTCGGCGTCCTGTTTCCAGCGCGTGGCCGTTCGGGGGGCGATGCCCAGCTTCTGGGCTGCCTGCTCCAGCCCCATGCCCTTATGGACGTAGAGGCTGCGGAGCTTCTGGCGGATTTCGGGCGGATGGGCCATGTCACTTCCCGAAGAACTTGGCCTTGAGGATGTCGAGTCCCAGGGTCATGAAGACTGCCGCTGCCGCACCAGCGAGCGCCCCCTTGGTTTCTACCGCGCGTAGGCGGGCGTCGAAGGATTCCAGCTTCTGGCCATGCTCTCTCTGAGCCTCGTGGATCATGTCGAGCTTGCCTTTGATCTCCCCCACGGCCTGGGGATCGAGGGAGCAACCGGCGCATGAGCCGGTGGAACGGGATCGGGAGCGGGGGCGAGGCGTCATCGGGATTCCTGGGGTGGAGTGGCGGGCGGAATGTAGGCCTTCAGGCGGGTTTCCAGGTCCAAGGCCCAGGCGGCGAGCAGCTCCCGGTCGGCGAGAAGGGCTCGCAGCAGGACCTCAAGGCTCGGCTCAGCCCCTAACTGGGCCGACGGGAGGACGGGGCGTGCCGGGATTGCTGGAGGCGGACAGGGCACGGGGACGGTGATTCGCACGACCGAAGGCGTTGGATTCGGCCTTGCGCAGGCCATGAGGAGCGCGGGGATAAGGATCCAGAGCCGCTTCATTGGGCCTCCAGCCGAGTTGAGAGACCCTTGGCCTCCTGGGCAGCCCATCGGACCAGGTTGGTATCGGGGGGTGAAGCCGGGGCCACGAGGATCCGCACAGCCTGTGCTTCGCCGCTGCGGCGCGTCTTGGTCGCCTCGGATTCCGCCCGATGCACCCGGGCTTGGGTCTCGTCCGCCTGTTTGCGGTAGGCCTGGACGGCCTCTCCGAGCATCACCAGTTGCTCTCGCGTCCGCGCATGGGCCATGGTTTCCTGGGCCAGCGCCTGGCTGATCCGATCGGCTTTCCGGACCTGGACACGCCATGCAGCCACACTTCCAGCGATGAGGATGGCAACGACGAGGCGGAGAGCGAGCTGGATCCGCGTCACGGCTTCCCTCCCAGTTCTATCCGGTAGCGCAGATTGCGGACGAGGTAGCCCCGGGTTATCGCGGCGTTGCGTTCTCCGGTGACCCGAGGCAGGGCGTGGAGCCATGCGTCATGCCCTTCCATGCCAATTCTGGATGCCACCATCTGCGCTTTGCGAACCGAGCCTAGCCCAGCGTTGTAGGCTCCCAGCGCTGGGTTCAGCCCTTCCACGCGAGCCTCGAGCCAAAGCATGTAGGCGTGCTGAGCGCGAATAGCCTGGACGGGGTCGTAGGGGCTGGCGTCGTGCTGCACCCAGCCCTGGGCCTGCACCCAGGCCCAGGTGGCAGGCATGAACTGGGCGAGTCCCTGCCCACCATCGGAGGCCGTGGCATCGGCCCGGAAAAGGCTCTCGGCTTTCACCTGGGCGGCGCGGTCGATCCAGCGGGGCCCGGCCGCCGCCTTGAAGGTGGAGGCATAAGGCACCTGAGCTGATGCGCACAGCGTCGCCAGGGCCGCCAAAGCCAGGAGGAATGTCCTCACCGCAGCACCTGCGCGGCCAAGATGGCAAAGGCGATGAGTAGGGCCGGGAAGGCGAGACCCGCGGCTAACGTCTTCGCCGCTGCGGTCTGTGGATTATCCACGTCTGACCAGTGCCATAGACGTTTGCCCAGACGGGTCCGATCCAGGGCCAGGAATGTTGCCCACGCCAGGAACAAGGCACCGAGGGCTAACCCGAGGCCAACCTTCAGGCGGAACGCCACCAGCCGTGCCTGCAAGGCGATTTCCCAGGCCGGACTATCCGGATTGGGATTGAGGACCGCGAAGACCTGCAGCAGCTTCCATGTGCCCCAGCTGGCCGCGCCCATCAGGGCGACCAGAAAGAGCGCCATGCGGGTGCGGGCGGAAGGCGAGAGCGCGAATCCGTGGCTGCCTACAAGGTAGTCCCAGAGGGCCGTTACGACCCGGACGGCCCAAGATGGGCGAGGTTCGACAGCGAGAGGCTCGATCATGGGATCTCCATCAGGAGGTCCAGCCATCCCCCGGGGTCCCTTTGTGACGGGCGAGGGAGGCTGGACCGTGAGTCTTCAGCCTCCCTCGCCACCGCCGGAACCGCTTGGAAAGCGGTTTGGGGACTTCTATCCGCAGTCCTGCAAAAGCTGCGGCGCCAACACCTTCTGACTCCGCGCCAGCCGCGCCGTCCGCACGATCTGCCGAATCCACTGGATGGAATAGTCGAAGTCCTTCTTGATCTGAAAATAGTCCTCGCCCGCCCGCCAGCGCTCGTAGATCTGCTGGTGCTTAGGCCCCAACTCGATGTGCTCCGCTTTGGGTATGTAGACATCCGCCCCGCCCCAGCGGGCTCGGAGCCCTTCTACGGCCGCGAAAGCCGCGTCGCTTGCCATCTCAGGCGCCATGCCCCGGCGCTCCAGTTCCTGCGCCAAAGTGGCCGCCGCATCCATGAGAACTTCCGGGTATTGGATACCCATTTCGCATTCCCCCTACCTCAGGATGAGGACGGGGGAAAGGGGAGCATTCCTTGAGCTGGGCGGATACAAGACCCAGCAGGCCCGCCAGCCCTTCCGTTTCGCGGGGTCCCAGCTCAACCGGCCTCCCTCGGTCCCGCATCAAACTGGTCAAGGCATCCAGGGCGGCGGAGGCTTCCGACATCCGACACGCCCGTTCATCCAGGGCGCCGAAGAGCTTCGGGGGGAGGGGAGGTTCGAGACTCATGACGCGGCATCCAAGTTCGGGCCCCAACGGGGGATGGCTGTGAATATATCGGTCAGCAATACTGGTTCATACAATTGATTCAAGGGTTGGCAACGACGTGTGCTGAGTGCCTGTATTTTTTGTATTTTTAGGGTTTACGGGCGGAAGACTTGGCAACAAATCCCGGGCGGCTCCGGCAAGGGCACTTCCAGCGGACGTTGGCCCTCCTGGGGGCGGCGCACGAGGTCGTGCTCTCCTTGCTGAACCACGGCCCGGAACTCGTCCGTCCTGGGCTCGTGGCAGCTCGGCTCGGCCGATCCCGATCCTGGGGGAGCCGCTATCTTGGGCCGAGGGATGCGATCCTGCGCCGCGTCGTGGCCCGTGAGGTTTCCGGGATCTGTCGGCAACTTCAGGCTATTCCTCCAAGGCGGAATCCCAAGGCCCACATTCGGCTCGTGGTGACGACCCTGCTTGGGTCGCCCGAAAACCTTCATGGTCGGCTTTGGATCCTGGAGCTGGCCTCACGGGATGGGCTAGGAGCCCGTGGCATGCTGGCGCGAGCCATCTCCGACGCGCTCCAGGGTGATATTCAGGAGGATTCTCCGGCGATTGGTGGCGGCATTCTCGGAGTCATCCGGGAGGCGCTCGGGCCCTGGCGTCCGACCTATACCCAGCTGGAGGAGACGGTCCTGCGCATGACGCTGGCGGTCCATCATTTCGAGTCAGCAGCCCGCCGAGTTGGCAAAGTGTAATAAAAATACGGGCCTGTATTTAATTGTATGGCTCCAGACTACTTCGGTAGGGCATTTCTGGAACATGGGTCCTATCGAGTATCGACGCCAAGCGGGCAGGCCAAGCCGCGAAGAGCCTCCGGCGCCGACCACACGGATTCGGTGGGAGATCCCCCAGGACATGCTGAAGATCCTCCTCAGGATCGCGGGCCGACGTGGTCTCACACGTCAAGGCGCATTGCGGGAAGCTGTGGCGCGATGGATCGACGAATTCGGCAAGCCCGAGGACCTCACTTGATCCACAGGCATTCCGTTCGGGTGGCCTTCGGGTTGCGCGTGCGGCTCGCCCGGGTGACCATGTGCCAATCCCGCAGCTCTGCGGCGTAGAGATCCGAAGGGTAGCCCGACAGCACCACCCGTCCTTGGATGGCCTTGAGGAGATCCAGCAACTCGCGGTGCGCTCGGTCGTCCATCTCGCAGGCGTAGTTCGTCCCGCTTGATCGGGTGGCGGCCATGTAAGGCGGATCGCAGTAGAAGAGCGTCCCGGGGCCGTCGAAGCGCCGAATCACGTCCTTCGCGTCGGCATGCTCGATCTGGACACTGCGCAGGCGCTCTGCGACCGCCAGGAGGCGTTCTTCGCGGCCCCATAGGGGAATGTAGCCGTGTCGGGCCCGGGAATTGGCTCGCCAGCCGTTAGGCCGCTCGGTGGACCCCATGTAGCTCATCCAACAGCGAACGAAGAATCGCCGGGCCGCCTCCAGTTCGTCGACGCTGGGGGCCCAGGCAAGCTCATACTCCAGCCGTGCCCAGGGTGTGGCCTGGATCTGCGCGACCAGCGCCTCGGGCTGGGAGCGCATAACGCGCCAGAATCCCACCACCGCCGCATCCAAGTCGTTGTAGACCTCAACGGGGCTCTCGGGCTTTCGGAGGAGCACTGAAGCCCCGCCTCCGAACGGTTCAACGTAGGTGACGTGCGGGGGAAGGTGCTGGATCACCCAAGGCGCCACGGTCCACTTGGACCCTAAGTAGTGCAGCACTGGGCGGGGGTTATTTCGCTTTTCTTTCGTCATTCTCGCATCATTGGGCGGCGGGCGGGCGCCGCCACGGAATGCGCTTTACGAAAAAGCCCCGCGTCTGCGGGGCTTGGGGATCTAAGGCTGGTCTGGGTTCAATGCCCCAGGGTGGCGATCCTGCAGAAGGTTGGCGCGGCATCGGCGTGGGATGGATCCCGGGCGTATTCCTTCGCCATCTTGGCCCCTTCGAGATGGAGCCAGGTGGGGGTGGTGAACTCCAGGAGGCGTTGCTGGACCATCTCATCCCAGTTGATCTTCGAGAGATCCTCGCCGCGGAAGGCGTAGCGGAGCACTGGCGTCTGGCTCTTGTTCCCGTAGGTGTCCACCAAGGGGGCCTTGAGAGTGACGACGCCCATCCAGACGTTGCCTAGTTGCTTGGATTCACCAAGGGACTTGAAGGCTCGTTCAATGGTCCCTGCGGTCGTCAGGATGTAGGTGTCCCCATCCCAGGCGCTCGTGGGGCTAACGACCAGGTCCACCTTGACCTTGCCCTCCACCAGGGAGGCGCTGGCGCTCTCCAGCCCGGATATATCCTCCAGGGCCTTCTGCACTGCGCTTAGGCGGCCTTGCGGTGTGTCAAGAGCGGGTGCGGGCGTGGTCTCGCAGGCGATGAGGCCGAGCAGGGAGATTGCGAGAGCGAGATGTTTGAATTTCATGGCGGTCTCCATTTTGATGATTATTTTGTATCACGCCCTTGGCGGCGGGCGTCAACCTCCAATGCCGCGACGATCCGGCGCAGCTCGTCGGCGTCGCAGAGCTGCACTTGCGCCTTACGGAACATGTGGCGAGCCATTGCGTGGGCGTAGGCCCAGGGCCGCTTGGTGTCGGCCAGGTGGGCTTCGATCCGATCCATGAGGGGTTTGCAGTCCACGGCCACCATGTTCGGTTTCCCGGGATACACCGGAGCCGCAGACTTGGCGCCCATGCGGGCCAGTTGCTGCATGAGCTTCCACCGCTGCCCGGGGCCGAGGTCCGCAGCGCTTTCCTTGCCGGTGAGGCCCTTGATCAGGGACCGATAGGTTTCTTCGTCCAGCCCCAGTTCCTTCTTGGCGAGGTGGATCCGGGCGAGATCCTTGGTGCGGCGGAGATCAACGGTGGCCATAGCCGGTCCTTTCAGGCGTAAAGCCGCTGGGTGCGCCACTCCCGGAAGCGCATGGGATCGAAGGCCTCTCTGGCCTGCAGGGATTGGAGAAAAGACTCCCGGAAGGCCAAGGCTGTTTTCCGGGCGTGGTCGATCTCCTGGTCACTGGCGTCCACCGGGGTCCGGAACTTGCGGACATCCCCGCGGCCATTCGTGCGGAAGTAGACGCCGAAGGTGACGCAAGGGTTGGAGCCTGGGCGACGGCCGCGTTCCACGAAGACCGAAACACCGGCAGGCAGATCGGAGGTCTTGTTTTGTTGAGGGTGGCCTGTGCGAAATCGAGGCAGAAGTTCATGGCCGCCTCGTAGTCCTGCCCCGCCTGATCATCCATGGGCAGGAATGCCAGATCGGGATCCGGCAGGGTCACATGCCAGCGGGCGCAGAGGGCCTGGGCCATCTTGTGGTAGGCGCTTGCCGCCTTGAGGCCGAAGTTCCGGGAACCGGAGTGCAGCATGATCCAGAGGAAGCCTTCTTCATCGGTCTGGAACTCGATGAAATGGTTGCCGCCGCCCAAGGTGCCCAACTGCTTCCGGGC